ACACAAGGATTCTTTTTTTCCCATTCTCTACCAACAACTTCAACTTTTGCAGGATCTTTTAAAACTCTTTTTACTGCTGAACATCCCGCAATTAATAAACAAATGACTAATAGGTATTTCATAGATTTTTACTTTTTACTAACTTGTTAAAGATTGATTGATTGCCATATCCTAATAGTAAAGCAGTTGCAGGAGTTAATGGATAGATGTCTTTAATATCTTCACCTAAATAAATCATGATACCTGTTACAATTATTGATATGATAAAAGAAGGCATTTCAGCCTTATAATTGACTTGTTTGTTTTCATCAACACAATCTTTCCATCTAAAAAGATAATGCAGCAATAAGCCTACATAAGCCAAAATTAAATAACTATAATCCATCTTTCTTTATTTTTTTAAGGTTAAGATATAAAGTAGTTCCACCTGCTGCCAAAGCTACACATAAAGATACAAACTGCAAAACAGGTGTAATGTTCTGAAAACTAAAATATGAAGCAACAAAAGTTATAATTGTTCCCCTTATGCTATTTGTATCAATCTGATGCATTTTACTTGAATATTATATTGTAAAGTTTACCTACAAAAGTAAAAGGAAATATTGCACTACCATTCCAAGAAGTATAATCTGCTCCGCTGATTGTTGCATTGCCATCTAATACTTGATTGTTATCAGCAAATAAAACCCAATACAAAGTACAGGTAGATTTTAAATCATCAGAAATGATTTTCACTCCTAAATAATTAGCATTTACTGTATCAGTAAACTTTGCTTTGAAAGGAACAATCTTACAAGCAGTCATTGTTTTGAATGTGGTATCGATTGTCTGTGCTTTTAAATTTAGAGCCGCAAAGCATAAGGCTGCAAACATTACTTTTTTCATTTTTATTTTTTTAATTGTTTAGGCTTGTCCATTACTAATTCGTACTTACTTAATGCTTCAAGAATATAATTACTTGCTGCTTTGCTATCTACTTGTTTTTGAATGATAGCGATAATGTTTTTGAAAGTGGTCGTATCCATTTTTACTACCAATGAATCCTGACTCTTTGCCGATAGGCTGATTACAATTGCCGCGATGAAGGATAGTTTTTTCATTTTATTTATTTAAAAGTTTACCCAAGTTGTGCCATTATAATAGCTTACTTGATTTAAGGTTATATCAAATACCATCAATCCTGTTGCAGGACTGCTGATTGCATTCTTTTGTGTTGTGGTCATTCTTGGTGGAAGGAAGCCTTGAGTGGTGGATTCAACAGTTAATTTAGAAGATGCAATATCTGTTGTTGTTCCAAGTAGTAAATTACCTGCTAACCAAGTTGATGTAGTTGACGAGTTACCTATCCAAGTTCTGTTTGACTCTGTGTTACTAACACCTGCTGAATTATTTCCAATAAATATATTATTAGTTCCTGTTGTGTGAGAACGACCTGCCCAAAAACCTATTCCTATATTACCATTGCCTGTTGTGTTTTCTAAAGCACCCCTGCCAATAGCTGTTAATGCTGTGCCTGAAACATTACTTAAAAGAGCATATGCACCAATAGCAATTGTACTCGATGTATTTGTTGATGCTAAAGCAGATTGATAACCAATAAATACGTTGTCACTTGCAGAATTACTTAAACCTGCTTGAAATCCAACTGCTGTATTAGTTGAAGCCGTACTATTTTTTAAAGCTTGGTATCCAATTGCAGTATTGCTTCCATTACCAAGTAAACTGTTTAATGCTTGATAGCCAATAGCAGTATTAAAACCTGTATTAGATGAGTTTGTATTTAATAATGCTTGATAACCTAAAGCAGTATTAGTGGCAATTGCATTATTTCCAAGACCAATAGTAAGCGTTTGAATGGTCGCTTGACCCTGCACCCTTGCCGTTCCATTAACATCAAGTTTATATCCTGCATCGGTTGTTGTTCCGATTGCTACATTTCCTGTTGAAAAGAACCTTGCATTTTCAGTTTGATTTACTGATATTCTTAAAGGTAAACTTAAATAGTTTCCAAATTTAATTCCTGTTGCATCTGCTCTCCATTCAGGTAAATTATTTGTTATACCTGTCGCTTCCCAAGTCACATTGTTTCCTGAAAATTGAATACTGTTTGTTCCAATAAGTACAGTTGAATTTAAATATGTTCCACCATTTACAAATAATTTTGGAATTGCACTATATAACATTGTACTATAAGTTGTTGCACCTATTACAGTATTCCCTTGTATTCTTGCAGCATGGTTTTGTACCCCTGTAAACGCACCATTCGTGAAAGTTGGATTCACATCTAATCCTACTAAAACATCATTGTTTGCAGCAGCAGTTAATGTAGATGTTATATTTTGACCTCTTGCAATAGCTGATGCAGCAGTAACTGAACCACCTACTGATAATTTAGCACCTGTAGTTGTTGATGAACCTATAACTGTTTCTCCTGAAGTTGAGCCTAATATAACATTTCCCGTTACTGTTTCAATTGCATTATGAGATGTATTTGCAAGTAATCCACTTATAGTAGGATTATAATAAATTCCTTTAAATGTAGATGTAGCATTATCAGTTGATAGCGTTGGTTCTATGTTTAAAATTCTAACATTACCTCCTGTTTGCGTTGAATTTGTTGAATTTATATTAAGATTATAACCAAGTCCTGTTGCTCCTGACAAACCACCTGCAAAATTAAAGACTGCACCACTTTGGATAGTGCCATTTGTTCTTAAGTTTAAAGTTCCACTAATTGAACCTATATCAGTAACTCTAACATTTGCACTTGCGTTTATATAAATTCTATTATTTGTAGTTGTTATTGACACCCCTCCAGTACTTCCATTTGTCATCATTGTAGCATTATTGCTTACAATAGTGCCATCGTTTGTTAAGTTGCCTACTACTCTTGCCGTTCCATTAACATCTAATAAATACCCCGCATCAACCGTTGTATTAATGCCAATGTTTCCATTGGTATTGATGCGCAGCCTTTCAGTATTTGCAGTTGCCAACATCAAGCTTCCGCCATTCTGTGTGCCTATGGCAAAGTTGGAAGCATAGTTGCTGAAAAAGGTAGCAAGGTTAACCCTTGATATATTAAAATCAGTTCCCGTTGCACTGGAAGAATATTGTCTAAAATAAGAGGTAGAAACTGAACCCGCATTCCTTGCTGCTATTTCAGAATAGGAAGTGGTATTGTTGGTTTCCAATAAAAAAGAAACGCCATTTGCTCCATCATATACGTGCAACCTTGCCAAGGGTGAAGCTGTGCCTACCCCCAACCTAAAATTGGTATTGTCCCAAAATAAGTTATTTGTTCCTGTTTGTGTATTTGTTCCATTCCAATATGCCACTTGTCCATTTGCCCCACTGCCGCCAACCTTAACTGCTCCCAAGCTATCCAAACCCTTTTGTCTCCATGCCTTTGTTGACAACAAAGAACTATCTACCAACAAGGATTGACTTGATTTTGTTAAACCATAACCTGCATTTCTGATGTAAGGTGAAAGCATTGATGAACTGTCCGCAATATTCAACTTCAAATTTATTCTATTGCTCAAGGCAGTTGTATCTGCTTTTCTTAAATATGGTGAAAGCATTGTTGCAGTATCTGAAATATTTAACTTCAAATTTATTCTATTGCTCAAAGAAGTAGTATCAGTTCCAACAACTTTCCACTTTGTGCCATCAGCAATATAAAACACACCATTCAAAACTGCAATACTTCTTGCTGCTTTGTTTCTGATTGTATCGCTTGGATGAATAGAAATACTATCTGACTTTATTCTATCCGCTTGGAATCCATAACCATTGAACTTTGTGTATTGTTGTGCATTTACCTTTAAGGCAAATAAACTAACAAATAGTAGGCATATTACACGCATCATAATCTGAAATTGTATTAATGTTTATACTTAAATTAACTCCTGCTAAATAATCTTCAAACTTATCGCTGATGACATTATAAGCAATGTTGGTATCAACTAAATAAGTTTTGGAATTACTTCCTGTTCTTAATGTGCTTACAATATCAGCAGCAATTTGAATCTGATCGCTTGTAACATCTGCTTCAAATTCATTCTCCATTCCTGCCTTATCAAGAAACCAAAATGAAACATTGTAAACTTGCTCTCTACCAATGTTCAAACTTCCTGAATTAATCATGAAGCAACATAGTGGAAACTCCGGTTGATTAGTTGCGAACAACCAATCTTGCGGAGTTGCAAACTTTACTTCCTTTATCATTGCATTGCTTTGAAGTAGAGTTGTTATTGTCTTTTTTAATTGGTTGTAAGTCATTGAATTTTTGTTTTACTTTATCTACAAACTCTCTCTTGTAGCTTCGTTTTTGCATATTATCTATATATGAATGTGAATGTTTCACCAACTTGAAATACATCGCCTGTTGGAGCATAAATCACTCCATTGCTTACTTGCAAGTAATTCAAATCAGATACAGTTGTATTGCTTCTTATTTTTGTTAAACCATTTCTTGTTACACTTATCAAAGTTCTACCTACCAAATCAATAATGGTAAATTGTAAAGTATCTCCACTTCCTGTAATTACATAACTTGTTTCAGTTGGTGTAACACCATTCATTCCACCACTAATGATTTTATTATCTCTATCATCTCTTTTTCTGCCTAAATAAATTGGTGATGTGTAACCTTTATTGACAGGGAATATTGTATCAATTCCTGTTCCTGGATTTAGATAGAAATAAAACAATTCGTAATTCTCTTTTAAATAATCAATCAATCTTTGCTTGTAGAATTCACCATTGCTGATATATTTTCTTTCCAACAATTCCAACTGTCCTTTGCTTGGTGCATTGCTTTCTTCAGCAGTTTTTTGTAACACTCCTTTACTAAAGAATTGATATGAAGTCATTGTAACAAGTTCTCCAATAGTAAACCAAACTAAAGAATCAGTTACATAATTATTCAGCAATACTTTCTCATCATTGGTTAAATCATTTGCTTCAACTCCTTCTTGTAATCTATTATACAAACCACTACCCAATGCAGGAAGGATATATTTATCCTGTGCTAATTTGATAGCAGGTTTTATTTGTTTACCATCAATTGCATCGCTTATTGCAACTCTGCTTTTGACTAAAGTTTCGTTAATGAAAAGAATGTTTAAACTCATTTATTTTCTTTTTAAAATTAATACTTTCCATTCATGTCTGCAATATGGTCTATGCTCATTTGTTCCTGGCAATGTATACCAACCACCCCTTCTATCCCATACACTATATCCTAATCTCATGCTGATGTTTTCAATGTCGCTTCTGCTCCAAACTTTACGCTTTGCAATGTCTAACATTCTTGCACAAAAAGGTCTGTTCTTTGCATCTTCAGGACCGGCATAAGTATATCTGATTACTATATCTCCACTCTTACTTTTATTGCCACCTTTAATTTCATCTAATGGCTTTGCCAATGTTCTATCTGATTCAGTTACATTAATCAAATTGTCAGTAACTAATTTACTTACAATTGTAGTAACTTCTTCAACAGGCATCTTCAAAATTTTAGCAATGACTTCATCTGTAATTCTTTTGTCTTTGCTCATTAAGTCAAGTATATTCGCTTCAGTTGTGCTTAATGAATCAACTGCGAATTTAAAAAATGATGAAGCAGAATGATTGTCAATCTCATTGTATTGCAATTTATCTTCACCACAACTTGCAAATTCTTGCAACAATACATCATCTTGCAATGCAGCAAATTCATTCTTTGGATCATCATCTATTCCTAAAAATGTATTCACATCTTCATCATTAAAACCAAAACCGCTTTTCAACATCAATGATGCTTGGTTCTTATTTAATTTGCCCGAAGTAAATTGTCTAACAATTCGCATCACACCTTGATATTGTCTGCCTGATAGATTCTTAATACTATCATTTGCACCTATTGGAGTTGGTGTTGTAGTTGTTGGCAATGCTGCATTTTCTTCAGGCTTCAATCCTAACTTTTCTCTTATCTCTGCTCTTGTCATATTTGCAGCAAGAATGTTTTCGCTAAACTCAAAACTCAATGGTTCAACAGGAACAATTTTCCATTCACCTTGCATTCCTGCTTCATTCATTAATTTAGAAAATACAACTTCCAAATCTTGCTGCCTTGCATTAACATAAGTATTATTGAAGATAGTATAAGAATCCCTTAATTCATTTCTGCTGAATACTGAAGTTGCAGGAATACCAAACAACTGACTTGATGTAATCTGATGTGCAGAAAATATCTCTTGTTGTATCAATGTATTTACATTGGTAAAATCTTCTTTTGTCAAAGATGTTTCACCTAAACTTTGAATATCAACTGCATTCTCTTTTGATGGATTGAAACTGATTACAAATCTATCTCCATCATGATTGCCAAACTTCTTTTTAATATCTGCTTCAACTTCGCCTTGCTCTTCTTCTTGTGGCAAACCATTATTGAAGTTAATTAATTTAGTTGCAACAAAGTTGTGCTTTGCATTTCCTAATAAATGTCTGCTTACCTGAATATCACTTTCAATGTAGTTTAAGCCTTGAAAATATGAAGGCAATGGATATACTTCACTCTTTGGATTGTATTGTTTTACATAAAGAATTTGACTGCCAACTCTATCATTCAAATTGAATGCAGGATAAACTCGCATCTTTTCTTTAAATTCTGATTTGCACCAATCATTCTTTACATAGAATGTACTTAAATCTTTTGAAACTCTAACATTCTGAAAAGGCAAATGATAAACATCTGCAATATTGCCCAAAGTATTATAGATGATTTGCAAATAGTAACCACCATGCAATTCATCATCTAATACTGATTTCTTTAAAATATCATTCCAACTTTCACCTTTACTATTTGCTTTCTTTGGAACATCTTCAAATCCTTTACCAAAGATGTAATTTGTTTTACCCTTAACAATTGCACCATGTTTAGGTGATTCTGCATACAAATCAATTAGGTAAAGGGAATAGTTATTTCTATCGCCAAATTCAACATATCCTGAACCATAGCGTTCTTTGAATTTAGGTTGTTGTGCTTGGTCGAATTGTATGTTTATTATGCTTCGTAAATTATTCACCATCATAAGTTTTAAATTCGTTATCTTGTTCTGAATATTCAGTAGGTGCAAATGTATTACTTTCATCTAAATACATAAAACCTATTTCCACTATATTTCCACTTAATGCTTCATCAGTATTAGTTGAACTTGCTTGTTCTCTTATTCTATATCTCCATGTTCCTGTTTCAGCAGTTGCAAATGGTGTTGATGATACTACTATCTTTTGGAATCTGTTTGTTGTTGAAATATTTGTTCCTACAAATTTAACAACTTCTTCAGTTGCTGAAGTAAAAATAAATAGGTAATAAGGATTAGTCAAAGTTGCTAATTCATATCCGGTAAAGATTAAATTTGTTCCGCTTCCTTTTGTGATGTGTAACATATCCTTTATATTAAAAAACCCCACCTACTTGTGTAGGTAGGGTAAACCATAAAACTATGACTAAAACAAACTAACCCGCAGTTTCTAAAGCTAAACCTACTGCACTTGTAACTTGTAGCATCTCATCTTTTTCAATACCTGACAAAGTCAAGTTGTATCCTTGTCTATCTCCTGCTGCAGTTCCGCTTCCGCTATCTACAGTTGAAACGAATAAACCATTTCCTTTACCATACATTCTATAATTACCATCCATGTCAAGAGTTACAACCATGCATTTGTTCTTCGCTAAAGTACGAATGATATTTGCAGTTGTAGAATCTCTCTTATTGATTGGGAATACTACTTGATGAGTAAAGAAGAAAGAACCATTTTCTTCACTTCCTGTTCCGCTTGAAGTAGCATTAGCAACTGCTCTTGGAACTTCAAACTTATAAAATCTTTTACCTGTTGCTTTAGTGATGCCTGTAACCAAACCACTCACTTCAGTAACTGTTGTAATGTTTCCAAATTCAGCGATATAAACCGCTTGTAGACCGCCAATTGACTCTCTACAATCTATTGTATATCCTGCTTGTATTGCACATGCTGCCGGCATAATATATATTTTTAAAAGGGAGCATTGCTACTCCCTTATTATTAAAACTTAAATTCCTGATTTAAACTTCACACATAAAGTTGTGTAAGCTACATTCACACCTAATTTGAAAGCCACTCTATAACGCATTTCATTGTTATCTTTTGAATACCATAGAGAGTAGTTATCTTCTTCTGCTTCTAAATCAAAGGCCAAAGCGATGTTGCTCAAAGAGGTTGCGTAGATGTCACCTGTTCCGTTCAATCCGTTAACTGCTGCTAATTTAACATTAGTTCCTGGAATTACAAACATTTGATCAGCATTCGCATCTAATTTGTAGTTAAACAAATCTAAATTTTGGTAAGCCAAAACTGCCAATCTGTAAACATCATTTCCAACGAAGATGTGTGTATCTTCAGCATCAACGATTTCAACAGGGATTGCTTTATAAACCGCTTGTAAACAAGATACTACATTTGCAGCAGTAATAGTTGCGATAGGACCGCCACTTACATAACCTGATACATTCGCATCAACAGGAGAACCTGCATCGATTAACTTCATCAAACCATCAAACTTATTAGTGTTTGTGTTTGTGTTTGTTCCTGTTGTATCACCTTGCCAAATTGCAACTTCTAATTGCTTTGCAATCATCTTATTCTTTTGAGAAGCAAACTTATCTTGGAATTCAGTCCAACCGAAATCTTCATAAGTGCTACCTGCTTTTAATGCTTCTTGGCTAAAATATGCTTCGAAATCTTTCGGACATATTGCTTCTTCTAATTTGATTTTACCAACAGTTACAGTAGCTTGAGTTAAAGTAGTAGAGCCACTTGCATTCCAACCACATGCATCACTTTGGAAAGTTGCGTTAGTTGCCAATTTTGGAACTGCAACAGATGATTTTGTTTTTGGTAATAAGATACCGCCTGACTTGATAAGGCTTTGAGTTTTTGCACTAAATACTGCTTCAGTTAATAATGGAGCAATCTGTTGTTTAGTGTATGAACTTATGCCTGAAAATACTAATGACATTTTTATTTGATTTTAATTATGAACAAATTGATTTAGAGAAATTTTCAAATGCTTTTCTTGCATCTAATTCTTTGTTGAAATTGTTTGCAGTTTTAACACCCTCATCTGCTTTTGCAGTTGGTGCTTCTACTAACAATTTGCTAATATCCATTAAGCCTTGAATTACTTTGTTGGCTTGTGTTAATTTAACTTCGTATTCTGCAAACTTATTTTCATAAGCAGCAAACTTTTCATTTGTTGCACTTTCAAATGCAGCAAACTTTGCACTCATATCTTCAACCATTGGTGCTTCTTTCATTTCTATTTCCATGATAACTCCGTTATCACCTAAAACGATTTTGCTTCCATCTTCAAGGATATGCTCACCTAATGGAGCAGGTATACCTTTAATAGTAACAATTCCGCCGATTGCTAATTCAGTAACTTCAACTTCAGTTCCGTCTTGTAATTTAGCTGCAATCATTTTTACTTCCGCTTTCGGAGTTGCACTAACATCACCACTTGCATCTGACATTGGGGAGTTTACTAATTCAGCAAAGAATATAGAAACCTTGTCTAATATTGTTTTTGCGTTTTCCATAATACTATATATTGTTTTTTTTAAAAAGGTACTTTTAATAATGCAGAAAGTTCTTTTAGTTTCTTTTCTGCATAACTTTCTTCTTTGTTTGGTGCAGCATAATCAAAATATCCTTCAACACTAAATCCTTTTACTTTGCCTTCTTTAATTAGATTCCATACTTGCTCATTCTCAACATAGAAAGAACCAAACCAACTTCCATCTTTTGCATCTTCATATCCTGCCATTGGTAGAATTCCCCTTGCTTTATCAACAATAAAACTTTCAAACATTACCAATCCATCAACTTGCATATTTGAATCATGCATTAAGTTTACATTCTTTTGGTATCCTTTCTTTGAGAATTTAATTGCAATATCCTTTATTGTTTCAGGTGAGAATGTTACATAGTGTTCACCGAATTTAGAATTCGACCTATATATCGGAGTATCTGCCAACATTAATGGTCCGGAGATGATATGTTGTTCTTCATTCTGAATAGCAAATCCTTGCATCATTATAAACTTTGCACCAATGCTTCCTAATTCTTTAATCACATCTGCATTGTTATCATGGTGCTTTGTAATACCTAATGCAATAACTTTCTCAACCTTTGCTTTGTTACTTCCTGTTGCATAAACTCTTGATTCAGGAATACCTAAATCTTTTGCAGTTGTAAGCATTCCTTCTTTATCTTGTCTTGCTGAAATGATATAAACTGTTGCACCATTCTTAATATCATTTGCTGCCATTTGTTTACCACGATCTGTGCTTATGGTATCATCATAATCATAGGAAATCTTCTCTGCTGCAAACTTATTCAGTTGTTCTAACTTTCTACTTGCCCATTCAACACCGGCATCACCACCCCATGCTAACCACATTAACCTTCCACAACCATCGCCTAATTCCTTTTGAGAATTTTGTCTATGCCTTTCAAATGATGCCATTCTTGAAATAGTATCTTTGCTGATAGGTTCACCTTTTGCCAATTGATTTGCTCTTGCTTTACCAACAGGAGTTCCACATTCACCCCAACCATTTTCTTCTGCCCATCTCAATGCTATCTTTGCATTTTCTATTGCTGCTTTTGGATAATCGGTAAAACTATCTTCTGCAAAATGTTGCTCCCAAAGTGAATTGCATATTGCAACCGCTTGTTCACTTTCTTTGCCTTCATCTATAACATATTTGATGCATCTTTGTAAAAATGGTTCTTTATCTTCTCCTTTGCTTGGTTCAATAAATGATTCACCAAATACATGGAAATCTTTCATGATTGCAGGTTTATCAACCAATGCAACAAATGATACCTCTGCATCATCTTGCAAATCTTCAACTATCTTTAATTCGTAAATAGGTAATTCCATAATACTATATATTATTATTTAGGTTGTTGTACTTTTAACTTATTCTTGCTGCTCTGTTTAATCTTCTAATCCTTTCTTGTTGACCACTTACATCACTTTCAACTACAAATGCCCTTGCAGCAACATTGCCTATCTGATTAACTTGCCCTTGATTGATTGTTGTTGAAGATGCCTGTGGAAGTATTGGAGCAGATGGAGCAGAAGCAGCAGCACCTGCACCGCCAACACTACCTGCACTTCCACCACCCAAAGCAGACAAACCTTTTGCAGTTGCAGCTAAAACTGATGCAATGCTGATCCCCATCTTCGCATAAAGTATTGCAGATGTGCTTAATCCAAAAATACCTTTTGTTGCTACTTCCTTTGAACTACCAACATTGGTATTTGCAATAATACTTGCAATGGATAAAGCAGATTGCCCTATCAATGCTGCCTTTTGTAATCCTTTATTCTTTTCATCTAACCCTGCAATCAATCCAAATAATTGCTGACCAGCTTGGATTGTTGCATTATCAATATCCAACTTTGCTTTTGCTGCTGCTTCTTTATCTTTTACAATTTGGTCTTCAACTGCTTTATTGTCTGCAATTCTTTTTAAATCAGCAGCAGTTTGTTCATCTGCCCTTTTTGAAAGATTCTTTAATCTTAATTCTTCTTTTTCAGCATCTTCCTTTTCTTTCTTCTTTTTATTTTCTGCTTCTAATTCGGTATTAAGAATTTCATATTTCTTATTGATTAATGCCAATGCTTCAGCCTTATCCTTTGCACTTAATTTAACTGCATCAAGTTCTGCAATATCTCTTTGTCTTTGCCTATCTAATTTTTGTGCTTCAGTTTTATCCGCATCATTTTCAATATCTATTCTTGTTTTGGCAATGATATTTTTTAATGCATCCTGTTGTGCTTTTAAATCTGCTTTTGTTTTATCATCAACTTGTTTCTGCTTATCTGCTGCTTTCTTTGCTTCATCTTCTCTTGCCTTTGCAATATCATCTGCCCTTTCTTTATCAGCAGCAGTAATTTCTCTATTTGCTCTTTTGGCTAATTCAATTCTATCCTTTTCAGATAGAGTTTCATCCTTTACTGCTTCAAGATATTTGTTCTTTGCATCAATCTTTGATTTAGTGTATTTGTCTAATTCATCACCATGTTGTTGTAAATACTTATTATTTAATTTCAATGACTTATCTGCTTCATCTCGCATCTTTGCCAATTCTCTTGATGCATCCGAAGTAACACCTATAAAATCAGTAATTCTATCAACTAATCCACCAATAAATTTTCCAACTGATGCAAGTCCTGGAATCAAATTCAATACTACCTGCTTAACCTTATCAAAGTTTGCAACAAGTAAACCAAGTCCAACTGCCAATGCACCCAATCCTGTTGATATTAATGCACCCCTTAAAGTAGTGAATGAAGAAACAACACTTGTTTTAACTGTATTAGCCAATAATTTAAAACTATCAACTGCTGCAAACACTCCACTAATCCCTTGCTGTAATGCCATTACTGATTGTACTTTCAATAATGTTTTTTCTAAATCCTTGCTTTCGCTACCGAATAAAGCCTGTGCGCCTTGCAAAGCACTAAATCCACTAACCGCACCCTGTATTGCTCCACCCAATGCAACAAACTTCTTATCCGGATTGAATGTTTCTGCCAATGCCTTCGCATCACCAATGGCATCTTTAAGTCCTGCAACTTTCTTTGCTGCTGCAATTGCTTCGGTTGATGCTGCACCAAACCTCTCACTCATTGCAACTAACTCACCATTTGCTTCTCTTAACTGTGCTTTAAAACTCTTAACCGATGTTTGTGCTTGTTCCGTATTTGTACTAATGGTTATCGCTACTTCTTGACTTGGCATTCTAATATGTTTTATTTATTACTCTTAATAATTCAACCTTTGTTACTTCATTATTCTCGGCAGTATAATCAATCACTTTACTTAATCGATACAATCCGCCATCTATATATATAAATTTGGCGAAGTCCAAATTAAATATATCCAATTGAGTTAGTTTAAAACTTCCACTCAACAACCTGCTATCCTTATCTGTTATCTCTGCCAAATATGGTGAATAGTAAGTATTGAAAAGATTGTTGCTCAAATTACCTGCTGCCAATGTGAAAAACAATTCTTTTGTTGCACCGAAGTTCAAATCAGCATTCGGAGCATCAGGATCATCAAAATGACCACCGTATAAATAGGTTGTATTGCTTCCTAAATTATTATTATCATTATATATTTTCCAACTTGCAACACCTGTAATCTTCTTCACTTGCATTATTCTAACAACATGCTCAATCGGATCTTCAACAGTATTATTATTTGACTTCTTATATATTGCAGGATAAACTTTATCTTCTCCTGTTTTGCCATACAAAGTAGATGATGCAAATATTACATCAACCTTTTCACTATCTTTTGCAAACTCCAATCCATTATCAAATATTCTATCTCCATAACCTTCATTGTATTTCTTTCGATAATCTTCATTATAAAAGTCATTGTCTTGTTTCCACTTCAATTCATAATACCTTGCAGTAGCTTCAGACATTGGCTTAATTTTGATTGGCTTACTTCTATCCAATTTATCACTCCAATCAAGAATAGTTCCTGTATAGAAATCAACATAAGGTTCAATAACTAAATGCTTTGAATTAAACTTGTCTTCAGTAACCATCAAGTTAAACATCTTCAATACTGAAGTAAAGAAATCCTTTTGAAATATACCTCTTGGAATTGTATCATTCATCTTAATTGCTTCGCCTAAATTCAAAGGAACAGGGATAAGTGATGTTGCATTTAATGTAAGTTGTGTTGTATTCCAACTAATAAAGAATTGGAAAGTATTGTCATAAAATAATTGGCATTCTATTTCATCATTTTGATTTATAACTGCATTACCTTCTATTATTAATTCAGGAATAGTAATGTCATCTTCAAGAGTGAATATGTATGTTCCTATTAATGAAGATTGTGTTTTATTTTTAATGTAAATAGTTAAACTATTATTTGAGTTTTGATAAAATACATTTGTTAATTTTAATTTAAGTAACCCTGTTAATGTTACTGCACCTGTATATTTAAAAGTATAGTTGTTTGATGTAGTAAATGCTCCTAATGTTGTTTGTGTAGGGAATGATAATGGTGTAAAATAACTTGGATCTCCTGGAACATCATTCAAACTATATGCAGTATTATTACTTACATTCAATGCAGTAGTTGATAATGAACTTAATTCCTTTGAATTGTTTGGAATAATCAACCGCTTAAAGAATGCAGTATTCAAGAATGTACTTGAATAAGTATAACCTGCTCCTGCCATTACCTTATCAAAGTATTCCTTTACAAATAATGCAGGTCGGAATGTCTTGTATTGGAAATCTTTTTTAGCTACACCATGATTGCCTACACTTACATTACCATAATCGATTAAAGGATAGCAATAACCACTACCTGTTGCAGTATCCCATGAAGCAGTAATATTTGCATAAGTATAATTGTGATTGTATGCAGAGAAATCTAAATCCTCTAATCTTTTGTTTCCTAATGCAGTAACCAATCCACCCAATTCGCCAAACACCGCACATTCGTATTCTATGTTCTCACCATCTCTGATGATTTCTAACAACCTAAATATTCCTTTTACAATTTCCAATCCATCAACTTCAATTCTACATGCAGCAGATTTACTTGCATTAAAATTATAGTCAACATTTGGTGCTTCATCAATCGTAAAGTTTGCATTGTTAAATTCAAAGATATTGCCTAATAACTTATTATTGTTTGTGCTTCCTGGCAATACTATTGTTTTGCTGAATGTTGTTGCCTTGCTATCTAAATTATTCAAATCATCAATGGCAAAAGTTAACTGATTGCTTAACCCTTGTGTTAAATCCAATTCAAATCCTTCAATAAATATCTTTGTCATATTATCTTAATTGACTGTATCTTGTTTGATTCATTTCTATTTCTACCTCAAATACTCTTAATCTATTGTTTACATACTTGCTGAATTCGTAGTTGGTAGCTTTGATTGTTACAGGATAGTAATTACCATCATATTCAAAATAGATTTGTGGAGATGCAACCAATTCTGCCAACCATACATATTCTTCATCAGTTGGAGCATTCATGGTTAGTTTATAAGTATAATCCTTTTTATTTTGGTAATTGATTTTGCTTTCAACATATTTACTATTGGAATAGTAATCAACCGAAGTGCTTCCAAACTTGTAATCTCTTTTCTCAAATCCTTTGCGTTCAATGTCCATTGATAGCTTTGAAACCAAATTAAACTTTGCAGTATCAAACATTCCCCAATCATTCAGGAAATGCAAGTTGTATGAATCATATCTACCATTGCAATCAAGGTAAACTCTTAATGTATTAGCACCTGAAATGATATCGTAATACTTTGTACTTGTATTAATATTGGTATTGCTGAAATAAGTGTTGATTGCTTTGCTGCCAATGTTCAATTGTGCAAACTTCGTATTTCCTAAAGTGAAAGATTGCCAACTGGTTTGAGTGTTATTTTGATCGTATGCCCTTATATCTCCTGAAACTGCTGCACCATAGAATCCGATGTGTATATTATCGCCAATACTTGCATTGATAGTTGCAGGTCTATTTGTCATAAACTTACCTTGCTTTGCAGTCAAATCGGATTGCCTTCTTTTAAATAAAGGAGCATTCCAATTGTATGCAGTAATGCTTCCACTTGCTTGGTTCAAGAAAGTTGTTCCTGAATATTCTTCACCTATTCGATATTGATAAGTTTGTCCTATTTGACCACTCACGTTTGGTTCGCACATGAATAAAGTTTCAGTAGGAGTTAGCCATTCATAAGTCATTGTATTTCTTACAACATTACCTGCATCAAAATAGCCTTTGTTGTTACTTGGATCAGGAAATAGTTTAACTCTGACTTGTTGAACTCCGCCAACATACAAATCCATTACATACTTGAAATCAGTTTGTCCTGTTACATTGGTGTTGAATACATGCCATAGTGCATCTTGTACTGTTGGTTCACCACTTGGATATGCTAATTGTGTTATCATTTAACTTTGAATTTTAAAACGAAATCTTTGCCTATTGCTTCAGCCATTAAAACTTGAATGTCCTTTTGGCTTTGCTCTACTGTTTTTGTGAAATAATTTGTTGCTTTAATACCGTATCTTTTAATCAAATAAATCAATGTATCAGTTTGCACATCAATCAAAGATTTGCTTTTCTTCTCTGTTCCAATTCCCAATGCCTTATCTTGTTTTACGCTTCTTATTTTTGCTCTACCTGATTGAATATAATCTCTTATTGATTTTCTGCCATCTGCACTCATTCCATAGTTCTTAAATTGATATGGTGAGTTTGGTGCATTCTTTGAACTTCTAACTCCCTTAACACCCTGATTAACATAATCAAAATAATTGTTCAATATTATATCAACTGACTTTCTATCATCTGACATTCGATAAGTAGCATTTGTAAGTAATGAACCGCTTCCATTGAATTGTGCTGCCTTAATATTTGCTTCTAAATTCTTTAGAAATAATACTGCTGCTTTATCCAATGCTTCATCAACATTAATGAATTGAGTTACATCGCCTTCAGCGAATAATTCTAAATCATTAAGATTGGTTCTTTGTGCGCTACTTATACTCATTTATCAATTGCTTTTGTTGTTCATCATCAACTATTCTTTTCTGCTTCAGGTAGTTCAAATCATTTAAGAATTGCACCACCGGTAAATCCCAAACATCATTCAAAGGTATTGCTTCAAATTCTGATACCATCTTGCAGTTATACAACCATCCAAAACTTTCAATAAAGTTTCCATATATTCTACTGCTGCTTCGTGTTCCACTCCGTTCATTGTCATCTCCGCTACTAAATAATCCTTTGAACTTCTGATTGAATGAGTGAAAACAAGATAAAAAAAAACACTTGAATGATATGCATGTTCAAAGTCAGCATACAACATATCATTTGCATATTGCTCATGCTTTGTTGCATCGTATTGCAGTTTAACATATCTCATCTTTCGCCAACTCCACTTCAAAGGTGTTGCCATTGAAGCAAGTATATTATGCATGTTCCCAATCGTATCAGTAGCAAAGGTTGCTATCTCAACATAACGACCTGCATTGAATGGGTGCTGCATAATATTGAAGTTCAAATGATAAGGCTTACCATTTGCAACTATCAATGCTTTAGGCTTTGAGTTCTGCAACTTCTCAATGTTGATGTCAAATATCTGCTTCAATTCTTTGCATAGTTTGTCAAACTTATACAAAGGCATTGCTTCCACTTCTTCAGTTGTTTTGTTGGTTAAACATTCAACTAATTTCTGTGCTTTGTCAAATTCAGGCATCTCCAATGTTGAGATTGCCTGTAATTCCTGGAACTTCTTAATTGTTAGTTTCATCATGTATATATATAGTTTTTAGACAACGTGGTATTTACCCCAATTCTTCTTTATCCCCAATGCTTCCATTTCATGATATCTCAATGCATCAATAGCATGGTTGAAGTATTCAATAGGCTTGTTCAGTTTCTTACCTTCTTTATCTTTATCCCAACTGTATGACCGCAATTCTTTAATCAGGTTTTCGCTTTGGCTTGTAACAAAGTATTCCTGTTGTTGCATTACATCAATCCCATATTTAATTGAATCCTTGCCTTTAGTAACTCCCTTAATCATAATGCCGTATCTCTTAATCTCATCAATGCTTTTAGGTTCTGAACTATCAGCATAAACAATCACACCTTTTGGTAGGAGCTTTGCAATATCGGAGTTAAGCATTCCACTCCTATACATTAACTCATTAACGTATCTTCTGCCATTATATGTATAAACCTCAATTAAAGCCGTAGGATCGTTTGTATATCCAAAGTCACAACCTATACCAATCAACTTCGCATCTGTCGGTATTTTGTCTATTTGCTGCCAATTATTAAAGATTACGCCTTCAAGATTACCAATCTCACCTAATCCATAAACCTTATACCAATTCTGCCAGAATGCATTGCCTTGTTCTGCTTTCTCTTTTGCTTTGAGAATAAAGTTCAATGCAGATTCGGGACATGCTTCGTTATCAGTATAATTGATTGTAAGGAAATCAACATCCTTATCATTCAGTAATTCAGTATGAAACCAAAATGTATTTGTAGGATTCCAATCTAAATAAACACCTTGCTTGGTCCTTGATGCAAGTTCAGTATAAGAATGGAATGTCATGTTATTGCACTCATTCATGTAAAGCCAATCCCTTCTTGCACCCCTTAACTTTGCATCGTTATCTGCAGAAAAGAATTCTATTTGTGAACCATTGGGAAATGTATATTTAAAGTCAGATGCATTCCATAGTGATTCATGCCATCTTTCAGTTTCGGCAAGTATCTTTTTAAAATCTTTCATTGCACCCCTTTTTAAATGGGGAATGGATTCAGCAACTACACTTATCTCTGATAAGGGATTACTGGCAGCAATATGAATAAGTATCGGAAGTATCGCATAAGTTTTACCGGCAGAAGTTCCACCTTGCACTCCCCTGACAAACTTTTCAAGAGTTCTAATCTTCTTTATTGCAGTTGTATATTGAAACATTAATCCTTAAACATTGGCGGAATGCTAATACTTGTTTCTTGTTTATCTACTAAATTATTTAACCTTTGTGTTATTGATGGATTGTATATTCCTGCCATGCCACCTGCAATCTGATCATTGCGGATTTCTAATCTTATACGCGAACAGATAGCGCAATAATCCGAATATTTGTTATCAGTATTAGCAAAATATTTACTTAAATCAGTTATAATATCATTATCATAACAATATAATTCAAAGCCTTCTAATGTCAATGGTTTTTCCTTTGTTCTGTTTACTTCCTTTGCCATGCCACCAACCCAATCAGTAACAATAAAAGGAGTGCTTTTGACTTTCTTTCTATAACCTTCAAACAACTCCCACATCTTTTCAGGAGTTTCAATGTATTTATGTTTTCCCATTTAATTCAAATAATTTAGTGTAAGGAGTTGGAAGTTGCAAATCTTTGATTAGTTTATAACCAAAGTCAAAGAACAAATCAACCCACTCATTTTGTGATTTAATATTTATGTGTCCCCATAATGCATCCCATTCAGGCTTACTTTCGCTTGTTGAACTGAAAAGTATGTATTTAGGCTTTATCTTTTTAAACAATGCTTTTATTTCTTTATCAGTCATGTGTTCAGCAACTTCAATGTAAAGCATCAAATCAGTTGTTACAGGCTTATTAATTACTTCTAAATGTGGTGCTTTAGCTTTTATATAGTTTCGATGTGCTTTCCAAATTTCAAAGCATTTAACATCAAATCCAAGTTTATAGAATGCATCAGCATAAACACCTGTTCCTGCACCATAATCAAGAACAGTTGCAATGTTGTAACCTTTCATTTGTTCAGCAGTATAATTTGCCAAATTAACAAACTGTTCATTGTCAAATGAGATGCCCATTTCAACTTCAGTTTTCAAGAATTCTTCAGGTGTTATCATAATTCGTTTTTAAATTCAGCATAAACATGAACCAAGAATTCTGCAACACATGCTGAACATCTTCGGTTGTAATCATAATTAGGTTTCCTCTCTTTATATATATTAAAAAGTTCAGTTTGGATTTCAGCAGAGAAGTTAACAAGTTCACCTGTACGAATGAATAAATCGTGATGGTGTTTATGCTTCAATAAGATTTGCAAATGCTTCGTATCTTCTTTGACTGATTTCTTGATAGTTGTATTTTTCTTTTGCCCACTCATATAATTGATTGCCTAATTTAATTCGTTCAGAAGGATTGTTTACTAAATACCGGATATGTTTATTCCAATCGGATTGTTTATTTACCCAAAGAATAGGAGCATCTTTATCTACATTGTATGGTTCAACATTTGAAACAATGCAAGGTATTCGCTTTGATGCTGCTTCCAATACTTTTAAGTTTGACTTGCAGGAATGCCATTGACTATTCTCTAAAGGTATAAGCATTATGTCTGCATGTTTATATCCATGCATATATTCATTTGGCAAAGTTCCTGGATAAGTAGTGAAGTTCAGTTGAAAGCCATCTGTAAAAATAGATAGCATCTTTATCCAAAGTTCTTTACTTACAGGATCAGTATCTGTATATCCGCCAAGTATCATTTGAATGTTTGGTATGTCATGCAATCGTTTTATAGGATTGCGAAGTATTGCCAAATCATTTAGATGAGTTGAACCACCACTCCAAAAGATTCTTGTCAAATCAGATTCAATCTTATCATCAGTATATTGATGTTCGCCCAAAGGAATGGCATTCGGTAGTATAACCACATTGTTGTGGATTTTAGAAACTTTATCATAAAGCCTTTGATTTGTAACTGTAACCAAATCTGCTGCTGCAATATTGGTAAGTATCTTTTGTTCTTGTAATTGATATAAGTGATACATTGGATGATTAACAGGTAGCTGCCAATCATCATCAAGGTCCATGACAATCTTGAAGTGAGATTTAGCCAATTGCCAATCTGCATCAAAGAAGCAAAAACGATTAAATAAAACTACATTGAAATCCTTTTCTTTGAATAGTTCTTCAGTAGGAACATTTGTTACATGGTTGAAGCTATCTGGTAGGAATGCCAATGGAAGCATAACTCTATGCCATCCACATCCTGATTGCTTGTTCATTAAACCTAATACTTTTAGCATCTTCCTTGTCCTTTATAGTTTCGTTCTTTCCTATCGTGTTTGTTATAGGATTTCTTTGCCTTACCATGTTTTCGCTTACCGAAGTTTGTCTTATTGTTCGTGGTGTTCTTCATTATTTAATTATTTGTCCGATGAATCCTGCTGCAAAGATTATGCAAAGGAATTGTGATACTTCAATTGGCAGGAAGTAAAGTATTGCAGCACTCCAAACTGAAAGACAGGTAACACAATCCAAAGGTTTTATTCGTTTACTGAATGGAATGTTGTAAAGTTCTTTTATCTTGTTTGGTAACATTGCTACCTTAACAAAGTAATAGGCAAAAAGCCATGCTGCTAAAATTGTGATGTACATAATGCTTTTAATTCTTGTTTAGTTTTACGAATAACATCCTTAACATGCTTCAATGGTATTGAATAATAATCTGCTACCTGTTGACAACTTCTCATTTCAACATATTTATTAAATAGTATTGCTTCATGTGCTTCCATTTCATCAATGGTATATTTTAGGACAAGCCTTTCATTTACCAATTTAGATAGTTTGGTATCCAATACAGGCAAATTCATCTGACTTCTTAAATAGGCAATTGCTTTATCATAGTCATCTTTCTTGAACTTTTTATAGAAAGGTGATGTTGAACTGAAAGCCATGTTGCTTAATATCTTTATAGAGTATCCTATTAAGCCATTAGAAGCCGAAATTTCCTTTATCTTATCGCAGTCAATAGAAAGTAAAGCCAATGCAAGTTCTTGCCTTAAATCATCCTGTAATGAAGCAGGATTGATTGAAGCAATGAAAGTATTAATTTCTTTGCTCAAATAAATTTCTTCTATAAACTTATTGCATTCCATTGCTTACAAAATTATACAAAATTATTGTAATAGTATATTGATAAGTTATACACAATTTTTGATAGTTACCATAATTACTACATAGTTACTGTTTTTTTCGCCTGAAACCCTTACTGCCATTGAATAGTTACTATAATTACTGTTTTTTTGGAAATACACTTTTTTTAATAATAATAATATTTACTTTTAATAATTCTACATAGTTACTAATTATGGTGCATATCCAATACAGGCTTGAGTTTCAGTAGTAATTATGTAGTAACTATTAGTAACTATTGGCATAAAAAAAGCACTTTTTACAGTGCTTTTAAATAATTTCCCCATTGTTCCGCCATTGCTTCAGCTATTCCCGGAAATGTTTTAGACCTAATTTTGCTTCGTTCATGGCTTTCTAAACTTCTTGCTTCTTTAAACCATAAAGGTTGCCTTTTTTTCTTACCTGTTTTACTATCAATCCATTCAAAAAATTCTCCTTTTGTTGTATGTGTTACAATATTATCAAATAAATTCGGACTTGAATTATGATAAAGTTTAGGTAAATTCTTCAACCATAAGCAAGTTGTTTTTTGTGCTTTATCTCCAAAATAATAAGGTTGAATTATTTGTGTTGGTGATTTATAAAGTTTGCTCATTATACCAACAGGATTTTCAATTGCAATATGTTTGATTGGTGCATTAACCATTGCCATAAAAAAATCAATTCCTTCTTGTTGTCTTCCATCTTTTCTCTTTTGTTCAAACCAAGCTGCACCACTTACTGCTAAATGAGTACATGGTGGAAAGGCTATCATTGCATCCCAATTATCATTTATAATATCAAAAATATTACATTGATAATGTTTTGCTTTTGGATTTCTATTAGGTTGAATATCACAACTCCAAGCATCAAATCCTAACTTTTCAAATCTTCCACGAACCTCATCGCTTTCTTCACATGCTATTAATATTCTCATAGTTTATGTTGTTTTAGTATATTCTCCATGTTTAATCTTCCGAAATAGTTTGCCGAAGTCCTTCCGGCGAAGTGCAATTCTAAACTTTTTGTCAATCAAATTTAGTTTGATGCAAGTTTCTTCTGCTTGTTTATTGGTAAAGCTATCAGGCAATGCATTGTAAAGCAATTCCAATTCATTAGGTAAACCTGTATCTGCTTCCATGAATATCTTTGAAATTATTGAAACTGTGCTATTGGCATAGAATCTGAATAATCGCTGCCCTAATTCTACAACCTGCTCATTGATAACAGGTTGCAATGGTTCATTAATTATTGCAATTAATTGTGTTAATCTGGGAATGTAAGATGACATCTTTGCTTGTGTTCCAATAATATGTCCTTCAAGATTATCTGCAATTCTTTGATTTGCTGCTTTCAGATTTTCTTTATAATATGTTTTGTACAATTGCTTTGCTGCATCAGTAATTTCAATCTTTAATGGCAATGCTTCGCCTTCACAAAAGGTTTTGTTAACATTATATAAATCATGAATTAGGTTAACCCATTCATTACACATTTGCCTTGATGAAGTAAATGGGTCAGCATCTTCATTTAGTTGTAAATATTCAGATTCAACCATTAAGAACCTGGAAGCAAAGCCATTAGCAATTCTATCTTCAGTAAAGATGTTCCGCATTCTTGATGGTTGTGTTCCCATTAATAGATTGATGTTAAGGTTCTGAACAATCCTTTCTTTATCTCTATCTGCTCTGATTTGTGTATACCTACCACCGCTGAATGCTTGTGTAAAGAAACTAATACTATCATTGTTTGATTTAAAGCTACCTGCATTTAGGATTGTTTCTGCTTCATCGTGATAAACTCCAATTCCTGATGATTGATCTTGACATAAACCAATGTAACCTTCAGTAGTTCCATCAACTGCAAATGGAATGAATCGTTTAGGCTTTGGCTTTGTGAATTGTTTCTTATCATTTAAAGATTGCATCTTTTCAGCATTCCATTCTGCAAGTGCATTTTTAAAGTTTTCATCTTCTATCTCTTGCAATTGTTTTAATGGTGCTTCGCACATTGCTTTGAATGCAGGAGTTTTACCAACTGATACCGGAGCAATCAACATGCAGAAAAGAATGTTTTTGCCATCACTACCAAAGTCAGAAGTGTATGCAGTTCCTGCAAGTGATGATGCAGTCCATAAACCTGCAGTTGCAAGAAATAAAGGATTCAATGACCTTTCTTTTGCAACTTCAAATATTGAATTGCGAATTGCTTCAGGAAATATCTCAAAAGGGAAATCATTTATTAATGGCTTTTCACAACCGATAAACTTTAGAACCGCATCCCAATCTCTGCCAAACTTATAGAATAAAACAAATGAAGGTGATAATGCCCATATTGGATATTGGTCTTTATTATGCCAGTTAGGAAATTCATGCATTGATGCAGTAAATAATAAAACTCTTTTAGTTTTAAAATAAACCTTTGCAGATATTATATTACTTGTTGAAGCCTTCCGCCTGTATGCAGCAAATGTATCTTTCTTATTATAACGGAAGTTAGGTAATGGTTCAAGTCCAATATCATTCAAAAGCAACTCCCATGATTCATCCGATAATGATAAATCATACTTTGATAACTCTGCTTCAAATCCTTTAGGATAGTTTATTGCTTTCTTTGTTGGATCATAAGTTGGTTTATATTCATTGAAGTATTGTGATACTTGAATAAGATAATTATATTCATCATCGGACAGTTCCTGCACATCTGCCATTGATTGATGAAATTCAGAATATCCCGGAGTTGGATAAGTGTAAACCAAAGGACCATTGGCATACAAAGCAATTACTTCTGCTCCTGTTTCGGAATCAGCTAAAGCAGTTTTCTTTGTCAGTTTGCAATACTTAATCCAAACATGATAGCCATCAGATTTAGTTTTCTCTATGAAAACCTTTGAAAGAATATCAGGTTCAGAGTTAGTAACAATCTGTAACCACTTTGTAAATAGTTCTTTGTCTTTGGTGTTCTTAATGTCCACATCAATGCAACCATAACAACCATTAGTTTTAATCATTAAAGCATTGTGATTTGATAGCAATTTCCATTCTTTATCTTCACTCCAATTATGATGTGATACCGGTTGCTTATTTGCAACATCCCATTCAATCGGAATTACTTTCAGTCCAATGGATTTGTATTCTTGAAAGATTTGTTTAAGCATAGTTTAGTTTAGTTTTAGTTTTTAGTTAGTACATGCACAATCAAATGCAGGTGTTATATCTTCTAAATTGTTTTTAAATAAATTATTTTGTGCAATTGATTTCATTTGTTTGATTGTTATGTCTGCAAAATAAGTATATCCATTAATATTTTCTTCTTCATCTTTAATCCATTTATCTGCAAGTTCAGGATATGAAGATAAAATATTTATTATTGCATTCTTTCCTTTCATAAAACATAAATCACAATTACCTAAAATAGAAGGGATTTCTAAAGTATAAGATTTATGTTTCCAATATTCATTAATCATTGATTTAGTAATGCCTTGTTCATATAATGGAAACTTATCAATAACATTCTTCCAATATTGTTTTCTTCTTTTTACTCTTAATGGCTCATCATAACGAAATCCAACTAAATTTTCATATTTATTTAATCCAATACTACGAAGATATCTTCTTGCAGTTTTAACCTTTAATTCAATGGTACAAAATCTTTTAAAATTGTTTGGTATTGCTTTTGTCTTTTGTAATAAATTTTCAAATCCACCATTATATTTTAAACGAATAATAGGTATATTTTCAAACGCTTCAAAATCATTTATGAATTTATACGTTTTTTCATGCTCTCTGCCAGTATCACAAAATATAACTAAGTCCCCTTCTTTATATTCATGAATTGTCATGTATGCAGAAGTTTTGCCGCCACTAAAATTTATTATTCGTTTCATAATTATAGATTTAAAACATAATCATACAAAAGAAAGAATTCATCCGGCGAAGATATAAATTCAAATATTCCACCTGACTTCCTTTCAAGTTCTTGTTCCTTTAATTGATATTCAGATGCTTTATCTTTTCCTACTTTAATTTCAATCATAATACTTCTACCCTTAATGGTTGCAGAAATATCAGCAGTTCCTTTTCTTGTAGTTCCTGGAATCCATTTGCCGCCAACTTGTCTGCCCATTGTATTAACTCTTGTTGCTCTCCAACCTGCCCATAGAATATAGTTGGTTATGAACTTTGTTAAGCCATTTGCAGTTTTGTATTTTGGTAATGTTGGTGAACAATATAAACCATCAGCAACTACATTAGGATATTTTACTTTGTAGTATTCATAATGTGCATCATTGTATCTTTCTTTGAATGTCATAATTAAAATATTTTTTCAGTATTTCCTAATGGTTGATAATAAAGAATCTCTCTTACTGCTTTCCAATGTATTTGCCTAAAGTAATTATGCATTGTGTTTTCCAAAACATTCTGACATACTTTCAATGCACAGGCAGTTGCAGTAATATCTGATAAGCCTAATACTTTAAATTCTTTTATTAGTTCTTCTGCTTGTTCTTTGGGACTGCAATTCATTAATTTATTTATTGCATTTATTTCCCACATTGTTGGTTCTAATTCATTTGTATGTTCTAACATGATTGATTAGTTTTAAATAGTGATTGGTAAATTCTTTGACTGCATCTTTTATTTTCTACAACATTATTAACAGTCATAATAGAGATATTGTATTTCCTTTCAAAATCTCTTTTGACTCGATACTGATCAAGTTCTTTTTGTAACTTACTTAATTGTCTTTGAGATAACTCAATTGTTTTTCCGTTTTTCATGGTTATTTGATTTGCTGCAAAGTTATAGAAAAAGAATTTTAAAAAAAAAATTTATTTTTTTAAAGATTTTTTTGGTAGTATCAAAAAAGATTTTATATTTGCTCTATCAAACTAAAAAACTAAAAACTAAAACACATGGCAACTACACAAAAAATTACAAATTATTTTATTGAAGAAACAAATTTTGGATTTGCTTTAAAAGGTAATAGAGAATTTAGTGGTATTACTACTATTTCTTATTTTGAAAATAAAAAAGAAGCAGAATTAGAATTAAAAAAACTTACTACAATACCACAAGAACCAACAAACATCATTGAAATTCCTAAAATATCAAACTATAAAATGTATGATAGAAATAGAGAAAAAGCCGATGAATTAAATTTAAACCATTGTCCATGCTGCGGCAAAACAATTACCAATCCAAAATATTTTATAAATTCTATTTTTGGTGGTGATGCTTATCCTGCTTCTGATAAAAATGAATATGCAGATGCATGGGTAATGGGTGTAGGAAGTGAATGTAGGAAAAGATTTCCTGTCGGATATATAATGACTGAAAAAGAATTATAATCACAACAGGGGTGCAGCATCCTTACAACTGCAATTAACTATGAAAAAAGAAAACAAACAAGCACTAATTTTTATTTTAATTGCAGCAGTAATTACTGCATTGTTGCAAGACAATTATTTTTTATAAACCTTAAAACTAAAACAAAATGGCAAACTGTCAATCATGGCTTGATTTAAGCCTACAAGAAAAAATTGAAATGGTAGGTAAAGTAACTCATCTGATTCAAAACTCCAATGTCGGATTTACTGCTATTGAGCAAATATTACATTCGGCAGAATTAGCAGGAATGTTTAATGAAGTAAAAATAAATCCGCCATCAGATGAAAAAGACAATTATTGAGATTATCCTTGCAATACTATTTATTTACTATTTAACAATTAAACAATGATATATAATGCTTATGCAATTCCTGGACTTCGCAAATCAAAAGATTTAGATAGCGAATTCAAATTATCTCAAAAGATGCAAACTGATAGAATTATAGATATGTGTTGCAATCATTTTGGAATACCATTTGAAGAAGTAATAAAAAAGAATAGAAAGAAAGATTATGTATCTTGCAGAAGATTTATCATTTACTTTCTACGAATGAATACTTCATTAACAACTACAAAGATTGCTGCAATGTTGCATCCTTCAGTTTCTGATCACACAACTATTGTTCACCACATGAAGCAAATGAATGATTATATTTATTCTAAAGAACATGGTTTCATGTATGACTATAATACTTTAAATAAGCAGATATGATAGGCATGGCATTGACATTCATTATTGAATTACTTTTACTAAAACTATTACTAAAAAAATAAAGGCAGCTGCTCCCTATATCAGCCATTAACATGAACAAACTCACACAAATTCAATCAGAACTCAAAGCACCAAAGAATCAGTACAATTCATTCGGTAAATATAAATACCGGAATTGCGAAGATATATTGGAAGCAGTCAAACCATTACTTGCCAAGTATGATTGCAAATTAATTATCACCGATGAAGTGATAAACATTGGAACAAGATTTTATATCAAAGCAACTGCCAAATTCAAAAGTGAAGATGGTGTTGTTGAAGTATCAGCAATGGCAAGAGAAGAAGAATCAAAGAAAGGAATGGATGGTTCACAGGTATCAGGAGCAGCATCAAGTTATGCAAGAAAGTATTGCCTTAATGGATTGTTCCTGATAGATGATACTAAAGATGCAGATAGTGATGCACCGGCAAAACAAAGTACATCAGAAATACTTGCAAAGATTTCATTTGCAAAAGATAAGGCAGAACTAACTTCGTTCTGGAATATCTTAACCAATGCAGAAAAAACGGAAGCAGTAACCCAAGCATTCAAATCTAAAGCAGCAACCTATGCGTAGTATAGATACATTAAATGACAGTTATCCAATTGATAAGAATGGTGAAATAGTTCCACCAATTACAACAAGCAATGGCAAAGGTATTTGGGACTTTAATCAGAAAACTACTTTGCAAGAAATACTTTCAATGGAAGTAACTGATGCAGATAGAGAAAGAGAAATACATTATCAGAATTGGAAATCTAAACAACATTAATTAAACTCATTCCTGTCCTTAATCCTTAATTTTAAAATGTGTTAATTGGTAGTTAGCATGGCAACAGGACAGGAGTTTTTAAAATCTTAATTATGGATAATTTAACAGTAAAAGATAAAGCAAAATACTTAATAAGAATATTTGGCAAAGAATATGCAATAAAATGTATTGATGAAATCATTAAAGAACTAATTGAACTGGATGATTTGCTTTCTGATGAAGTAAACTTGCCATTTAAATATTGGCAGAATGTAATAAACGAAATTAATCTACTATGAGAACTGAATTCAAAGAATGGATGATTGCAGAACATTATAGAGTTGCACAAGAATACAGGCAGATGCTTCATAAAGAATACCAAAAAACAAAAGCATTCTTTGGTAGTATTTGTGGATTTACGAAGCCAGTATTACTATCTTCGCTTCGTACAATTGAACTGCCACCATATCGTAAATATGAAGGTAAACTTGATAGAGATAAACAAGCAGAAATATTTCATACAATACCTAAAGTAAACAAAGCCGATATATTGGCGGAGTTTATAAAGGATAACTTTTAAAGGCACAGGCAACCTATATCCTGCAATAACATGAGTAAACTATATAATGGAAGCATCTGTTTATCAGAGATCCCAAAAGACAAAGTAACCACTTCAGAAAAGAATGGTAAAATGTACCTCAACATTAATGTTTGGGTGAATGATGAATTGGATCAGTATGGCAATATTGGAAGCATTCAATTAAGCCAATCTAAAGCAGAAAGAGAAGCAGGTGAGAAGAAAGTATACATCGGGAATATTAAGCAGCCACAAGCAGCTACAACACCACAAAATGCAACACCTGTGAACAATGCAGTTGTTGATGATTTACCTTTTTAGTTTTGGTTTTAGTTAATAGGGGAGTAGAGATACTCCCTTTTTTTATGTACCATCCTGAAGTGGAACATTATCATCACTATCAATTCTTCGATAGTTTTCTTTCCATAATACCTTTGTAAGTGCAGTTGATATTCTTACTATTTCTTCTTCATTTGCTCCTGGAAGTAAGATATGCAGAGATTCATGTGTTAATATTTCAAGATGCTTTTTACCTTTTAAACGAATATCTAAAGTAATAGAATTATCTTCCAAATCTGCTTCACCCCATAGCTTTTCCCTACCTAATTTCTTATATATTATTTTAGTTATCATCTTGACATCATTCTTATTTTAGCACCAAGTTCAGCATCGTTTGGAGTTTCTTTTACAATCTGCATAATCTTTTCTAAATACAAAGAGAAATCCATTGCTTCTTCCTGTGCATGTTTGAAGAAATTATCTGCATTATTATTTTGCAAAGTAGTGTTGTATTTACCAATACCAATCTCACTTCTTTGTTGATACTTGCTTACTACTTGGTTAACAATTTTGTCTTGCATAGTTTTTTGTTTATATTTCAAAATATTTTGGATAATTCTTTTTTTTATGATTTTTAGTTTTCCAAATTTCAATTTCTTTTAAAGCATCTTGATATGTTTTTTGACTACAATATATTCTTTGGTAAAATACATGCCACCAAATTTCATTCCATTTATTATCTATTCCATACCAATTATCAAAAAAACTCTTTTTTACTTGTGGGATATAAATATTCTCATCTATTTGTTTAATTCTAAATTTCATAGTTTGTGTTTTATAAGTTACAAAATGATATGTTTTTGCTTCTTTAATGACAAGTTATTTGTTGATTATCTCCAACATTAATACCTTTTTTTATTAGTAATGTAGCATAATTCATTCATACCTCTCGTAACAAATAATACTATAAATATGTTACGAATACAATCGGATATTTGCGTATCATAGCGTATACCTATCGTATCATTTTTTCGTTTGAATAATTGTGTTTGATTACAATTTATTAAACTATTTTTGTCACAATTCTTTAAATATTTGTCCCGTTTTTTGTTCAGTTTACTTGACATTTTTATACCCTTTTAGATATGATTTTCGGTACTTAATTTCAACTTATACCCTATCGGTGACTTTATCGGTGACCATATCGGTGACCTTACACTTTCTCTAAATCAGGTCTTTCATAATCACTCAACTCAACCTTCTGCCCACCACGAACAATTGCCAACTGTTTGCTATTTGCTGCCAATGCTTTATTGATTGCTTCCCTTTCTGCAATCAACCATATCTCTTGCTCTCTTAATGTCATCTTATTAAATCCTTTTGGTTTTCTCATTTTAGTTTATTTATAGTTTCATCAATTCATTTATTGCAACATCTCCATCAATTACAACTCCACATCCGATTGCAGGTTTCTTTCCGGCTTTAGCATAAGCCATTGCATACGATTCATGATCTATTCCACAACCTACTTGCATTCCAAAAATACGAAAGTTAGCACCAACAAACCATTCAGTATAGGCTTGTGTATGCAGATGTCCTTGAACTGTTGACATCATATCTGCTCTACATTTAGCTTTTGCAGTTCCTGCTTCGCCATGTATGTATTGCACTCCATCAATGATTACCCTTTCAACAAAATTCCAATCAGGAACATTCAATACTTCTTTGTAAGATTTTATCCAGGCTTTAGGAACTGCTCCTGTTTGAGCCTTTCGCATTATCAATCTATCATGATTGCCAATTGTTACATCAGCATTTGGAAATGCTTCATACCATTCAGATAGTTTTTCAATTGCCAATTCTAATTCCTGTCCGCCACTTAAACCATCAACATCAGTTTCATGATAGGATGAATAATGGTTGTCTATTATATCACCAATAAATACAACTTTATTACATTGGTATTTGACATAGATTTCTTTGCAAAATTGCAAATAACCATCAAGACAAAAAGGTTCATGTAAATCACCAATCACTAAAACTCGATTCCCTTTCTTTGCCCTGTAATTCTTTTTTAAAAATAAATACTCATCCGGTGTTAATCTCGGTCTAATTTGCATAATTTAATTTTAGCTGAAATATAAATCCGCTTCTGCATTTCTTCGCCTTAATAAGCCGTTTAATTTCTTTCCATCTGCATATATCCACTTCTGAAATTCATTGCGAATTTGAGCATCTAATGGATTAGCATTTACCTTTTTAAGTAGTGTTGATTGCTTCAATGCTCCTTCACCTAAATTATAGGCAAATGAAATTAATGCACCAAACTGATTGCCAGTTAAATCTTCACGAAGCATCGGATCAATTGCTTTTGATTTTTGGTCAATCTCAAACATCAGATATTCCATTGCTTTTACCTCTGTTATAGGAACATCGGTAATTCGTACCCTTGTTCCATTTGGATATTTGATAGTGCCATAACCAATTGTACAAACATTTGCAGGACAATAATATGGCTTAAGGAATAAGCCTTCAAATGATTTAATTAAGTCAATACATTTTTGGTTTACTATTATCATAGGAATGGAAATATATCTTTAAGGAATGTAGTATCATCAGAACATTCAACCTTTAATATTTTGAATGCTTCATCTTTTTTCTTCAATAGCTTTTGTTGTGCATCAGCCATTGACTTTGCATACAAATTTATCTTCAATTTCTTTCCAAAAATTTCAAAATAAATTGTATATTGTTTCATTGTTTGAATGTTTCGTTGTAGTATAAATCTGCACTTCTTAAATCACCATTATTATAAGCATCTATTATCTGTTGCTCAAACATTTTGTTTGCTTCTTTCACTGTTATTAAATTATCGGGTTCTCCTATTAATAACCCTTGTTGCTTTAACATATCAATTAACCATTCTACTGCTGTTTGTTTCATAACTATTTATTTAGCCATAAATATAAAGCGAATATTCCTAACATAAGTAAAAGTAATAACCAAAATTTTAACATCCATTTATTCTTCAAATACTTTTGCTCTTTCGTTTGTGCAGTTTGTTCTTCTAATTGCACTTTGTAATATGCAGTTTTACCTTTATAATGGTTTACTGAATCCAATGCAATGGTGAGCCTTCTATTATCATTTATGAATACTTTAAAAGTATCTCTTATCTTGATTGTTTTATTTATTAAAACAGTATCAACTACTTTTATAATATCAATTTTATTAATAGTATCAAACTTGAATTTGTAGGTTGTATCAAACTTTATCAATGTATCGCTTAAAATAGCAACAAAGGAATCATTTACACAAGGATTCTTTTTTTCCCATTCTCTACCAACAACTTCAACTTTTGCAGGATCTTTTAAAACTCTTTTTACTGCTGAACATCCCGCAATTAATAAACAAATGACTAATAGGTATTTCATAGATT